CCAACATCATTTGGTGGCCGTGTGGGTTCTGCGGGTTCTGCGGGTTGTACTGGTGGTTGTTCTGGTAAAGTGTTCATATCCTTATTTAGCATGATCGCAAATCCTACGAATTAAGAGCAAGGTATTCAAATATGCCAGAAATACTTGCGTAAAAAATCTACTCATTATTAATATCCTCCGTAGCCGCCACCGCTTGAGCCGCCAGAACTGCCACCGCTTGAGCCGCCAGAACTGCCACCGCTTGAGCCGCCAGAACTGCCACCGCTTGAGCCACCAGAACTGCCACCGCTTGAGCCACCAGAACTGCCACCGCTGGCGCTGCCGCTGCCGCCGCTGGCGCTGCGCACGGTGGAGAACATATTGACCACCAGTTGCAAGTTGGCCAGGCTCTCTTCCACTGTATCATAGATATACCGATGGAATGTGGTTGTATGAGTACTGCCCGTCATTTTTTGTCCCTCATGAACATGGTACGAGCCATAATATGTTATTCCATCTATAAATCCCACAAGTGTTATTCCGCTTGAAGGCACTGCTGATGCTGTTGTGCGTAATCCAAGTACGCTGATGATATTTCCGCCCCAAATGTTACCATTGATAGTAGAATTTGTGGTGTTGCCTACATTTCTTGTCAGCCCAGTTAAACTGCTGTTTGATTCCCATGCATGATCATACCAGATAACTTCACTTTTGACTCGTACAGCACCTACTTGTGTACGCGGCCAAAAATATACAGTTTCTCCTGCAGTAATCCGGGCGTTAGCAGTGTACCCACTAAGCAGTATATTACCATTGGCGGAAAAGATCCTGGCTACTTTGACATTTGCAGTGTTGGCAATATTTGCTGTAATAACTCGACGTCCTAGCACAACTGTGCTCACGCTACTTACTGGTACTACCAATAAGTTACTCAACAACGAGTTTGCGGTAACAGTGCTGTTGGCAGTGATTTCTCCAGGGTTGGAAAATAAATTAATGTTACTAACAACAATTTGTGCATTTGACCATATGGTCAAATTTGAAGTAATATAATCATAGTTGGGTAGTCGTGGATCAACATTGGATGTGTACCCGGGGCTTTCTCTTAGAAAATTGCTTTCCCGTGTGTTACTGACATAAAGTCCAGTGCCTGTTACAGTTACATTATTAGTTAAACTCATTTAATTACCTTATGATCGTTCTAGCCAGGTTGAACCCTGGGTGATTTCTGACACTACCACTGAACGATATATTGCTACATTGGCGCTGCCTGCAAATCCATTGTCCACGGACAGATCAGACGTGATTGGTAACACAGTATCTGTACCAATCAACTGTGCCGGACTTGCATCTGTAATTATGCTGCCAGCGTCGTGTTGCATAGGAATACTGGTTCTAGCTGCTCCCCGACGTATATCAGTTAGCACACCACGTCCGGTATCTCGACCAAAATAATTAATTTTCTCGCCGTTGACCCAAATTGATCCTGGTTGATTTTGTACTGGATTTGGATCTGGTAGTGTATTAATGTTATCTACTTCAATTTCAGTTGCATCGTATGCTAGGTTAGCAGTCAGTACTGTGGTGTTGGCAAACGGTAAACGATAATATGCAGTTGGCGCCTTATAGTCTGTGAATATCTTATAAGCAATTACATTTCCATAATCTACGTTTCCGCCCACAATATTTGCTGTAAACACATTCATTTGTAGGCTATCAATCACCTGACCTGGTATCAGTTCTTGTGGAGCATGACTTGAATACGAATCAATATATTTGCCGCCTTCAACAATAATATCTTCAGGACGTACACCAAGTCCAGTGTCGTCGTAGTCACTGCTGATAGCAGTGTCTAGGCTTAGTATATCGTCACGTGTTTCTGTATAAGGTTGTCCTGTTACTTTAACTCCGTTATAAGAAGTGCCCGGTACCAGGTCTGGGATATCTTTCTTAAGATGGTCTAGTACACCTGCAATTGTGTATGTTAGCGCACCAGACACTCTGGTGCCACCAACAATGCCTAGTGTTGTATTGGCTTCAATTGAGTACCCAGTGCTGACTGTTCTGGCATTTGCAAATGCTAGAGTATTGGTATCCTTGTTCAAAAACTGAGAAGTCTCAATCTGGATTCTTGTACCAGTGGAATCAAAGAATGTTAACAACGTGCCAGATGGAATATTAGCAGTAAATGGCGTATCAAGTCGTAGTGTAGTTGTGTTTACAGACGTGCTGTTGTAATCAATTGTTACATCGCGGCCACTGCCTTGCGCATATTTCCAATTGAACTGTGCAAACTTACCTACCAATCGAACTCGCGCATCAGGTGGGATTCCAATTCCGCTTATTCTCCAATTTGCTGACACACTGTTAAATCCTTCAACGTATATTCTCGTGTCACCAGCGCTGGCAGCACGGCTGGTTGTTAAGGTAACAGTTTGATTACTTGGGCCATCAAATGTTAATTCTGTGCCTACAGGAATATCGTCAGTGAACACATAGCTCATTGCAATATTTTGAGTACTACGTGTGGCAACTGTTGCAGTTGTAAACTCAATGGTAATTTCATAGTAATCAAGTGTATTATTGTATGTTCTAACCATAGTAACTAAACTATCAACTGGCAGATCAGTACTGGACATTGTCATGCCGGGTAACACTGGCCCAGATATCGCTGAAGTTGCAACGGTAACCAGCAGCGTGGTAATATTACTACCACCGGTCCAGGATGCTGATGCTGTTCTAGTAGTTGCAATCAGTATTGGGTTTAGATTACCAAGTTCAATATATGCTTCGTCCTGGTTTCCCGGATACCCCCATATCACTGTAGAACGATCTCCTACCGCAACAAATTTTTCACCATCCCAAGATACGTCAGTAAAATTAATTTTAGCAAGTATTTCTTTTGTCAATGGATATTCAAAGTCGGCTACATTAAATTCTCTAAAATTCTTAAACACTTCAATACCATAATCAATAACAGTCCGACTATCTGTATCGCCCGATAGCTCTACACTTCCGGCTCTGACCTGAAGTGGACTATCCAATCGATTCCAAATAAGTGAACCACCTGATCCAACTGCAACAATCCAGCGGTCGTAAAAATTGCTCATTGCAATTCCTGAAATTTGTTCTCCGCTTGCATTATCACCTGACCCGGCTACTGCCGCCGGAGCATTCATTGGCACCCATGGGTAATTTTCATCATCTTTCTTGCCAAGGTCGTAGTTATAGCGTTTTGAATATCCTTGTAATAAATCATCAATTCTTGCATATGAAGTTATGTAAAAATTACCATTAACACCACCTGCAATAACGAATCCTTGTTGCAGTGTCAACCCTGTGTCCACAGTAGATAAATTAATAGTCTGACCAGTTTTTGCTGTTACGGTCTGAGCAAGACTAAATTCAATCTCAAATGTATATGTTGTTCCATCATTGACAATATCTGTTACTACCGAATCAACCGCGGTTGGTAAATTTGAATTATAAAATACTGATCCAACAAACACTGCGCCAGCAACTGATTGCACCGGTGCTGTGATTGTTAATGTAGTACTGCCTGTTACAGATCCCCAGCTTGCTGATTTGATCACTGTGATTGTTGTAAAATACCCCGACAACTCCAGCGTTGACAAATAATTGGTGCCATCTATATCAGTCAAGTCATTGAATGATTTTGTGATCACTGATAAAAATTGTATTGGAGAACCAAAAATTCCAGGCTGTGGGCGTGCGCTATACCAACCTTGATCAATATCTGCAGAAGTATCATATGGATTAACCAAGATGTTACTTCCGTTACCAACAGCTATTAAGTAGTCACCTCTGGTAGACTTTGCATATTCTACCGAAGTGAAATCAATTGCTTGTGACACATTTTGTTGTAGAGTACCTAATTCGTTATCAGCCGACGGACTAGATCTGTATTCGTTTACTATTTCTTTAGTCCAGGTTGCTGTGTCAACACTTGTCAGCAGAGTACCTTGGTTCCCCACTGCTACCCAGGTTGTGCCATTATAAAGAACTGCATCTCTAAGATTAATCTGAGGCTCTGTCAATGGCACTATTGTCCAATTGACACTGTCTTGGCTTATTGCTATTAGTGCCCGATTGCCAATAGCAAGATATTGGTATTCATGGACAGAAGGTACAACAATGCTATGAATAACTTTATTCCATTCATTGCCCGATGAACTAACTTGATCATTTATACTAACTGAGTCTAAACGCTGTGTATCTGGGCTACTATATAGGACTGCAATATCTGGAGAGCCCGGTCTATTATACAAAGCTACTCTGTCCAATGCATTAGGAATATCACTGCCTGAAAGTTTTGTTACAATAGTTGAATCGTTGAATATATTCAAGCTCAACGTTTCTGCAGCTAATACTGTTTTAACTATGCGATATGCATTGGTATAGTTTGATATTAGTTGGTCAGGATAGTTTGTAAAATACGATTGTGTTACATCGGGCACAGCAATTATATCGCCGGGGTGATATGTTGTATATTGTTTCCAACGTTTAACCACTGACAGGTATGCAGTTCGATCAAACTTTAATGTAGTGTTAATTGATCGCACAAGTTTATTTTGTGTATTAATTGACACATTGCCCGACAATTGAACAAAATTTACATAAGCCTTTGCACTTACAACATCGCCACCACCACCGCTAAATGTCACAGTAGGTTGATAGGTATATCCAGATCCTGGGGTATCAACAACAACAGCAATAACTTTTCCAGTTTGTGCATTAATTTCTGCGGTTACAATTGCACCTGTTCCACCGCCACCAGCGATTGTAACTCGAGGAATGCCAACGTATCCACTTCCGCCATCAATCACAGTGATTGATTGTATACTGTATTTGTAATTATCTAGCCAACTTTTGGCAGAAGTAAAATTAATAAACTCTAGATCAGCTGGATTACCAATATTTAGAGCACGGTATGATCCAATGGTTGAATCATAAAATGCAGGTAAATCAAAATCAGACGCGGCCGTGCTGACTATATCTGTTCCTTCGTAGTCTAATAGATAGCTTCTGATTTGAGTTCTGTACGGCTTAACTTCGTTGATATAGCTTTCAAAGTAATCTTGCTGATCTTTAATATAGGACGGAAATTGTAGCAGTTTACGAATTTTATGCACTATGGATATAAAACTTGTTTTTAATATCCAATCCACTGATGCTTGTTCACTTAAGATATAATTAACTAATACAAAGAAAACTTTGTTAATCTCTACCTCATTGAGACCAACAAATACTCCATTGAATAGTCCATTGATAATATTGCGTAACTCAATGGCAGCAGTCTTTGCAAATCCTGTGTTATCAAATCCTGTGTTATCAAACCCAACTAATGCCTCATCTTGATCATACAAACTTGATAGTAACTGAATAGTTCCATTTTCAACACCCGCAATAATTGGAACAAAATTAGCATCAACAGCATAAAGTTCAAAGTTACCTTGTCCGTCGTCGAGCACTTTAATGACATCACCTGCGGTGATGTCCAGTGCTGCAATATCCTTAAATTCAGGAACAATATATGTTATCTGAGTATTGATATTATAGCCTGTTACATACCAATCAGCATATTTCCAGTAACGTGTGCTGTCGTGGCTTTGAATTCTGTTTAATACCCATACAGAGTCCGTCTGAGTATTGTCTGGTTGGTATTCATATATGGTCCAGAATCCTTCATTGGCTGAATCTGTTTTAATCAATACTTTATATCCTACCAACAATGATTCTGTTAAAATGTAAAATAATTCGTCAAGAGTGTCTACAGCCTGATTATAAAAACCGCCAGCGTCTGAGGGAAGTGCCTCATATGTACTAAGACCAGATATGTCATATAATCTAACAACTAATTCAGACTGTAGGAATCTATTAATATACCCAACAAAAATTTTAACAGCGGTTGGTACATCTGCTATCATACTTTGTCGAGGTCTAATGCCGATACCCAACCGTTGATTATCTTTAAGTCTGAGGTCTGGCACAACTTCGCCAGCAGAATTTTCGCCGCTTAAACTATCAATTAATTTATTGATAAGTTTAGCAGGAATCACGCTCAGTGCGTTTCCTTGTTGTATTAACTCGTACTCGCTATGAGCAATAATTTCATTTAATGTAGTTGCATATTCAATTTTGAGAATTTTGTCCGTTGAAGTGATCAACGTATTAACATTGTAGATGCTAAATGCGTTTGGTGAAACAACCGCAAGATAAGGTATATCTTGCTGGGCAGGATATTCTATTAGATTCTGCAATGCAGAAATACTGCGGGCACGGCGTGTTTTTACAGTGTCTACTCCAACTTTATTTTTTACCCAATAGTAATATTTGGTTTTAAACAAGCCAGACTGTGTGTCAAGATAAACAATTTCAACATAGGCACTATTGTCGTTGTATTTTGCTTCGCCATCATTTGTAGCGGCATACTGGCTTGGTAATACCAAACTCTCAACCCATTCAAGAACCTCAATCGTTGAGTCTGGAAATAGTTGTCCCCAATAATTTACACGATAGGTTAACTCACCTTGCTCGTAATTTATATAACGGCATACATCCAGATTCCACCAGACACGCCCCAGTTGGACCTCGTTCCATGGAGTGGAAGAATCGATAGTAACTGTGCTGCTGTTTCCTTTGTTATAAACAGCAGGGTCGTATGCAGTTTTATAATCAATGTCTTGATCAGCTGCTCCTAGTATTTTTCCCTTAACAGGATCAAAATAATCTAGCGCAGTATCAATTAGTTGAGTGTTTTTATCATACAAAAATACCTTGTTAATGTAATCTATATCAACAACATCAGTTCTATTACGGAGTTTGGTCCATCCTTTTTTGCCAGACATATTTTTAAACAAATGTACCAGGCCGGCATTAGTGTCGTAATAATCGCTTGCATTGGCTCCAACAACAACCCAATTATTATTAATTGAAAAACCCGATCCAAAATTATCACCAAACAAGATGTTAGAATTTTGTAATACCTGATTATATAAGTACTGACTAGGTTCGTCTAGTGTTTCGCCCGTAACAGGTAGGTAGTCGTATACATATACGGCACCGCTGCCTTTGAGTACGTCAATGAATCGTGTGGTATCTCTATCAAACAAAGTCTCCAATGCGTCAAATGTTGCAGTTTTTAATGTGGCAGCTCCTTCACTTCCTACCATTAGTGTTTCGCCAGACTCTGGATCAACCTTGATAAGGCTACCATATTTTTCAGGAACACCAAGATCTGGGTGCTGGAATATCTGCGTTGGCACATATATTTCTAAGCCAATGTCAGCTAGACCAGATCCAATGCCCGGCAATATGTTGATAGTCTTGGCTCGCGCAAAATCTGTAGTGAAGATTGTTAACGGTGAACTTTCAATTTCAACCGTTGCCGTTGGTTGGATAGTATTGGCACCAGTGAATCTTATATTAGGTGCAAATGTATATCCAGCACCGGTTGCAGTAATGGTCACTGATTCAACTGCGCCATTTCCAAATAATGTTACTACATTTGCATAGGCCTGATTTCCAATGGTCTGATCAGGTGGATCAATTACCGCTGCTACATTTGATGTATAATACCCAGACCCTCGGATGAACGATTGTGTGTCATCAAATATTACACTACTAACACCATCTGTACGAGAAGATATTCCTGTGATATTTTTTCCGTTGATATCTTTGGCTATCTTTGTTGTTACATTGCCTGACGCCTGCAACAAAACTTCTACATCATTGATCCTGATTGTGTCGGAGCTGATTGTTTGTGGACGACTGATTGTTGCAGTAATTTTACCGTATGCCAGTGCCTGATTGATATATCTATACACTCTACCATTGTAGTAGTCAACATCTCGATAGCCCGGAGCTCCAACAAAAATATTTTTGTTATCTGGTGATATTGCAACAGTTGCGCCGTAGTAGCCTTTAAATATTGCTGATGGTGACTCGATTGATTGAACAATGTTAAATGCATTAACATCAACTTGAATTCTGGCACCGTTAGCAGGTGCTGTAACAAACTCAATGGCTGTACCATTTGCGGTGTAATCCACATTTTCAATTACTTCAATTCCGTTGATCGTAACTTTTGTGCCAATTTGTAATGATTGCAGTGTATTGAACACCGTTGAGTTTCCGCCGGTTCCGGTGAACACTGTGTATAGTCTGTCGAATATGTATACTTTTCCGGATTTTAGTTCGCCGGTGTCTGTTGCAGTATATTCAGGGGCGCCCACAATCAGTTGGTAGCAGTCTGACGTAGTTGCCAACGACGATCCAAATTGTCCCACACCTCGGGTTATGCTTCTATTTTCTGTACCTTTAAGGGCATACGAACTGGCCGTCTTTAGATACATCTCGTACGAGTTATACGAACCGTCTACTTGTAAATTTAAAACTTTGATTAGGTCGCCAGTAATGAACCCGCCGCCGGCTAGGTCGGCATAGGTGTTTACTTCCCCGGCTATTGCAATTCGGTTATATTCAGATGCAGAAACTCCATCCTCCCAAATTGTCTGATCATCAGGTTCAATGACCCCTGACAGTACATAATATTTTTCTAATATTTGTACAACGATCGAAGCTTGCTCAGTGAATTCAGTGTTTAAAAAAGTTAAAGTTTTTCCTGCAATAGTATAATCTATTCCAAGAATAAACACACGCCCATCAGACCCTTGAACTATCATTTGTTCATCTTCGCGCGGTGGGGCTACTAACTCGTAGGTAGTAACAAGTACACCTTGAATCGTGTAAGGATCTATTGAATCGTTTGCTCTAGGTGGTGACGTAATTACTGTGGCTGGATACAACTGCGACACAAATAGAAAACGTTCACTAGAAATAATTCCAAAGTTTTTAAAAGTAATTATACCTGCAAGAATATTATAATCAAATGAAGGTTCAAATACTCGTCCACTTTCTCCAACAACTTTAATCTCAATATTTTGTTTTACTGTGTAAAGATCTGTTACATAGGATGTTTGATTTTGTCCTACTGTAAGTTTACGACGATTCTCGGGCGTGGTTTTTCGTACATACGCAAATACTTTGCCTGCGCCCGGTGCCCCAACATACAACCATCTTTCATCTTTAGAGATTACCACACTGTGACCAAATCGATCACCAAATGCTAACGTAGTAGGTGATAGCACCTGTTGTGGTACCCAAGCTGACCCAGTGCTTGAAGCAATTTCTACTGCTCCTTTGGCATTCAGTGTGCCTGGCGCACCAATAAATGCATAGCGGAGGCCAATGTCAATCTCGTATCCAAATTCAGCAGCATCTGGTCCAAATACAGGCACATTTTGAACCTGGGTAATTAAATTATTTTCACCAGGTTGAAATGTTTTTACTTGACCGCTCTGATATAATGCTTCAAACACTGCGCCTGATCCAACACCGACCGAATCAGTAATAACTATATTTGGTTTAGTTGTATAGCCAACTCCGTAGTTTCTAATAATCACAGATCCAATGGATTTATTAGTAACATTAACATTACCAGTTGCTCCTGATCCGGATGTACCAGTATAGGTAGTTATTGTTAATTTTGGTTTTTTATAATCTGTGCCACTTGCTCCAATATACAAAAACTCTACTGTTGATGGTGCTAGGTTAACTCTAAGTTTTGCAGTAGATCCAATATTGGTAGTAATTAATTCAGCGTCTGGGGCCGAAGTATATCCTATTCCAGAATTAGTAATGGCAACACTAAGAATTGCACCTTCTGAGCTAAGAGTTACTTGTGCAGTTGCTCCGCGGCCACCACCACCAATAAATTCAATTTGAGGTGCAACGGTAAATCCAGCGCCACTATCCACAACAGTAATCGAAGTAACTGAGGTAGGTGCTAATCGAGCCTGTACATTGCCGCCAGTGCCTCTAGATAGATTGATTGTTGTTCCACCGTTTAAGTAAACGTTTCTGTTTAGCGTAATTTGATTTGTTGATGTACTAATAGTTGTAATTGTGGTTAGTTCTACACCAACCACATTTCCAACATTATCAGCTGCGGTCACAATATCACCAACTTGGACTTTAGATCTTGTGAACGTCAGACTTGGATTACTTGTAATGTTCCACTGGAAACTGTTAGTCAGTGTAACCATATTGGTGTTATAGTTAATATTGGCCACCAATGTGGTTCCAGGAATTGAATTGCCTTGTCCGTCCGACCCTGTGACTGTATCTCCTATCCAGATATCGTTAATATTGCCAAGGATAATATTAGCTCTGGTAGGATATGCATCTAACAATGCAGTTTTTGTATTTGATTCTGATAAGGTAGTTAGAGTAAGAGTACTGCTGTTGTATACATTACCTGTATAGGTGGTAACCAAAGTAGATGTGTCGCTGACTGTTACATTGGGTTGATGAGTGTAGCCACTGCCAGAATTAGTAACTCGAGTATATAACAATGTTCTACTGATTTCGTCGATATCTACTGTGGCCATAGATCCACCGTCGGTTAGTGGTAAACTAAATGTATCTTCAGCTGCATCATATAAAAATCCTGGATGAATTATCCGCAGTCCCGATATTGATCCCGATGATGAATTTTTAGCAGCCGCTAATATCAAACTGTTGTCTCTACTGATTTTTAATGCACCACCGTATCCTTCATTCACACGCCAATCACCTTGGCGTACTGGTAACACTCGATCAAAATCCCAGCCGTTATTTTTTTCAAACACTGCCCATACATCATTTGCAATGTCGTTATCTATCCATACTCGATCTTTGTCACGCCATCCGTGCAATGGTACAGTTGATACCAGTTCATTGATACGACTGTATCTAACTGATATCATTAGTAATAATATGCCGCTGCCGGTTATACTTTGTTGTGATCGCAACGATGCTACATTTTTATAGCCTTGGACCACAAAAGAAATTGCAGTTGGAACTGAAAGTACCCTATAAAACCCGTCAAACTGTCCATTGGCAAAATTCTTAATGATAGTTAAATCGTCTGGCATCAACCCGTGCGGTCGGTCAACATTAATAGTGATCTGGCTGTCGAGCCCAATTTGCAATTCGTTTATTAGTACATTGGTTTCAGTTGCTCTATATACATTCCAATTTTTATTAAAATCTTTAGCTACCCAGAGTTTAAATCCAGAACCAATATCTGTCACGAGACTACTGTAGTTTTGATACTCGGCTAGATCAAAAATAGTATCATCAACATCATCCACTCTTGGATAGCCAGCTGTAACTGCGTCTCCAGGGCGAGTTCTGACATCTAAACGAGTTTGTATAGGATACTGATTAAATTTATCTTCGGATGTACGATACAGATCCAATGGATTAACATTTATTACTCCTTCGGTAGGAGTTTCGCCCCGGGTAATTAATACCACTGTTGATGGGTCACTGGTAAACTGGGTTTCATCAAGTTGAAACTCAATTGACTGATTACTGCCTAATGCCCCATACTCCCCAACACGCATTCCCCATTCTTCGTAAAGAGTAATACTGCTGGTTAGGTTTTCAAAAGTTGCAGTGGTTAATGCATCAATTGCACTCGCTGTGCCTTTTTGTTTAATAAAGCCTTGATAAAATTTAGCCTGCGAAGTTACATCTAATTTAAAATCCTGGAAGTATGCACGGTCTCTAAACCCAGTGATACCTTGACTTAGTTTATTTAACTGCAGGTCCACTGGACGATGGTCAAGATCGTATATATCATTGAACTTTTCAGCATTGTACGCAAAGTTTGGTAGTAGGCCAGTTTTAATTCTAGATTTCTCTATAGGTGTCCAGTATGAAAAATCAAAATCAATTGATGCTGGAACATCGCTGGAAGCATAGTAATAATTTTCTTTAAAATTAATTAAAGTACCTTTTTTATAGTTTGTTTGCATTTTCCAAACATCAACACTATCGCTGTTGTATATAAATCCAGCTGGGTTCAATTGTCCAGTCCATGAGCCAACTTTATTTCCTATTAGACGCAATCGATATTGCCTATTGTTCAATGCTGGTTGATACACAATATCATTGAACACTGTGACATTATCCAACAGTAGCACATGCTCATACTGAATTAAATTCAAGTCAGCCAATGCAATGGTTTGACCAAAAACTGATGTTAGCGAGAAAGTATTTTCATCCCTGACCACACTAAATTGACTATTTTTTATTTTAACAAAATTTTGATCAAGTATTTTACTACCGCTCAAAATGTTTTCAACTGAATCAATTACTCCATCAGTATTGATAATTTTAATACTATTATATACCGGGCTTAGTATAACTAAATTGCCAGCTTTCCACCCTTGTTGTGCCCAGGTTAAAAATTCTCGGGCACTTAGTGTCCAATCTTGTTTTACTTCTAGTTCAGGACTAAACGTGTCAAACACCATGCCTTGCCCAGTTAAGTACCTTCCGTAGCTGACTAAAAAGTCAACCACTTGCTGGCGGGACGAAAACTCAAATCCATATGGAACTGTTAATTTAATAGGTTGAAAGTCTCTATAGATCACTGCGGTATCATTGATTGCTGTGATAGAATAAAAACTACCGTTTACTTCACTTGGTATAATAGTGAAGTATGGATTTTCAAGATCATACCCTGCTACAGAAAATCCTGTGGTGGTACGTTCGATAATTACTGCACTGTACACAATTCTTGACAACGGTGCCGATTTGTTCAAGAAAATTTTATAATTTTCCTGAGGAATTATGATGTTACTACTGCCACTGGCCGGAGAACTTTGATCAGCTAATACATTTAAAAATTTACTATCACTGTAACCAGCCATCTTGTAACTAAGTTTTACTTCCAATGACTGTATTAATTTTTTAATCTTTGCTGTTCCATCTATTGCTTTACTACTAAACCAATCACGTACCCAGTTAACGTACCCTGCTGTGAATGTTGTAGTGCCAGAATTTACACCGTCGTCGGAGATTCTTACTGTTGTTTTCCTCACACGCTGATTGTCTGTGACCAGTAACAACTGATCAACTTCTGTGTTCCGTTTGTAAAGAGAAATATCAAACAGTGTTCCAAAATAGAACCCCGGGCGGCTCAACGCTATTGCTATTTGCAATGCATAAGGATAATGACTACTTTTGCGCCAGGCCGATTCGGCAGGACCTGCATCCCCAATTGCCCAGCTGCTACTTAATCTAGTAGAATCAAATCTTGATAATAAAACTTTCTCTGGACTTTTTAGCATGCCAAATTCGTCAACTGGAATCACGCGACTTAATCCTGGTCGAGCAAAGCGTGTGTCAATTCCAAGTCTAGGCCCGCCTGTAATTAATCCTAGTTCTAGGTCATCCCATAACACTGTGTTTGCCCCGGTATATGGAGCAGGCCCGTAGTTTTCTTCCCACCAACTTGGTTTTTCATAAAACCCTAGCATCTCCCATGGAGTCACGTGCGGTTTGTCAGTGTCATAGAAATACTGATATATTCCTCTCCAGAATCCCGGAACGAATTCACCAGTGAAATCTTTAAGATTTTTATAGTTCCAGGTCCATGCATTATTACTTTCAAATGTAGTGTTTGCACTATAATTTACTTGCCCGATGCTTGCCCACTTCAAGAAATTTTTACTCAATAACTGATTGAACTCACTGAGTGAGTAATTAATAGATCTAAACTTACCCGGTACTGAGTCAATTATATCTAGCAGTGTAACCTGATAGTCAACTTTAATATTGTTATAAATTCTTAGTTCTAGTTCTAACAGTAATTGATCTCTGATGTCGTTGAATGCAGGAGTAATACTACCATCATGTCCTTGTATCACCAGTATTGGAGTCTGATATGTATCGTCAACAAACATACGAGGAATATATCGAGGATGTAGTCCAAGTTTGGTTGGGGTCTCAGGAACATAACAACCAACAGTTGTTGGACGATCAATGATTCTCAATTGAGATGTGTATGTTAGATTTACTGTGGACGTAATATCGATTGCAGAAAGATCTGCATTAAACGTAAAATCTATACCTTTTACTAACTGTGTCTTTACTCGTGGAGTGGTTGAGTCCTCAAGATATACCAGCACCGATCTTCTGCTTAATACTGTATCATCAAACGCATTAGGTAATTGATAACGGCGCAGCCTGACATCAACAATTGGAATAATTGTAGTAATTGCAGCAGTACCGTATGGTATCATATCGCTATCGTACCAGGGCATGCTGGTGTTTTTTCCTACATTAATTAATCTCATTAATGTATCAACTGCCAGTGGAATATCTCTAGGATCTATGTCAGCTTTAATACCTTGGTCAATAAATTTATTTTTAAATTTAGTATACTCTTTCTGAGCATATTCAATTGCTTCAATAAATTCTAAACCGTTGTCCCCAAGAAATAAAGAACTATACATCACAGGGCTGGCATGTTGTACAACAGCACCTTGCCATGGTTTAATATTCAGATCTCTAAGATTATTTGTGCCAAGTACATTGCCAGTCATTCCATAATGGCTGGTGCTCATTGTTATCAAATGTTGTCGCAACTGTCCAAGAGTTAGTGATTCAAAATTTAAATTTTCTGCATTTTGATCAAGATTTGCTGGTAATTGGTAGTGTCCAATTGACGACGATGACTTGCTATAGATTAATATGTCAACTTTGCTTATAGGATCAATTGACAATAATGATCCATCAATTATTACAGCATATCGCCCACCATGTTTTACAATTTCATATTGTGTAGGATCAGTTATTGCATTGTCTACGTAGATCTTAACGTAAGGGATGGTTTTGCTTTCAGCTGGCAAAACATCAATTTCAAAATAATTAGTTAATCCATCAAACTCGTGTGTAATAATCTGATACTGTTTGGTTGGTTCGGCAAATTTAGTCCAAATATTTCTATAACGGAAACCACTTGAAGTTTGTTGCTTCAAGTACATTGTGTTAACATCTTTACTGAGTTCTAGTTTGTTTGATAGGTATTGAAAAGTTTCTGTATCGTAGTTGTTGACAAACTCAATATCTCCAACGTTCTGGAAATTCTTATAGCTCAGTGAAAATCCTAATTTAGGATCAGTTGGTCCGGTACCGGTTTTATATGAAAATAATTTTGTTCCAAAAAACTTACTACCAACATATACTGATGTATCAGTAGCAGAATACCCAGCTAGATCAAATATATCAAATAGCGGAGCCTGATTATAGTCTTCTTTTTGCTGTGATGGAATCCAGTTTGTTCCATCAAACCAATATTGATTATAAGTATTCACTCCAACTTGACGTTGTTTAATTGCAGATTGCCCAATTGTGGGCAATGCAATCAATACGGTATCATCTGCTTCGTATGTGTCAGGCGTAGGATCATCTGTTACGGTCTGTACCACATTCAGGCTTTCAATTTTTGCTAATGCCTTTGCACTTAAAGAAAAATTAGCTATCAACCCTTGAAAAACTGGTTGCACCTGATTTAATTGCACAAAGTATTCAAATGTTGCTGTACCTATTTGTACTATGCTTGTCCCGATTACTCGAGGAACTATTGCGCCGGTCGTAACACCACTACCATCAATGCCGTATTCACTGGTCACTGTCATTCCAATCACAATTCCATCAAGATCGTCTACCTGGATCAGATCAGTCCCAGTACTAGAAGTAACTTTTTCTACACTTGGAATAGCTGGTTCAATGGTAATAGTAGGTGCCGAAGTATATTCTGAGCCAGCATCTTCAATTTGTACTTTTAATAGTTTTGCTGAATTTAAATTTGCAGTAACTGATCCTTCGGTACTAAACAATAACGGAATGCCAGCAACGCTGTTTATTCGCTGTGATAACACAATAGCTTGATTAACAATATCAATTGATAATACTCGTAAGCCTGATGGTAAATTACCGGCTAGATCACGAACACTCATTCCAAATTGGATACCTTCAATTGAGTTTAAAAAAATTGTTTTGCTATCTGTTACTGGAGTTCTGACCAGATAGGTTGTTTTAGATTCCCCAATTGGATCACTTGTAGCATAGTATTCTTCTGTAAAGAATCTGCTTTTTGCAGTAAAAAGTATTTTAGACCCTGCAACCAATGGAATGGGCTCGCCATCGGCGTCAAGAGAAATAATATCTCCATCTAGGGTAATAATATTTTCATCAATTGATTGTACCTTTAAGACGGTGGCGTTAGTTAACTCTACATCCATATAGTTCAAGAAGTTGTCAGGGTCTGGCCCGGTGACTCCAGTACTTACATATGGAACTCGACTAAAATCTGTATATCTTGTGTTTTGATTTTCTTCTAGTACCAGCAGAGCAATCCACCCTGGCTTAACATAAAATATATCGTCGGCCGATGCAAATGTCAATAACCGTGTGTCATACAATGTATCGTCGGATATAGTAGCGACTACTGTGCTGATAATAGTAGACACTAGACTATTTTCAATTTGGTATCCGGCCCCTGGATTTACAATTTTGAAATAATCAAGTACATCATCATTCAATAGTGCAGTGGCAACCGGAGCAGTGCCGCCAGAATAGGTAAAAGAAAGAGATGGCGGAGTAAGGTATCCTGACCCGTGCTCAGTTATGTTAACTGCGTATATTGTTGTTCCAGTGCTCACTGGGATAGCTGTTGCTGTTTTACCAACAAACGCTAATGTAGTTCCAGCAAGTAAACTTACTTCACTGCTTAACTCTAACTGAGTTTCACTCAATACTTTGGTAACAGTTACTCCATATTCGATCGTAAACCCAGCTACATATCCGCCACTGACATAAGGACTATAATTTCGACCATCCAATGTGTTCTGCAATGCCGGGTCACTGTAAAGAACCAGTGTTAGTCTGTTGGTTACCCCGACCCAATATATACCACCGTTTAATTCAGATTCTGCAGATGCTAATACTCCGCGTATTACAATCTTATCACCATTTTCTAAGTTATGTGAAGAATCAGTGGTAATAATTACTGGGTTCCCTAGATTAATTGAAGCTATATTTGTTGGTGCAACTCCGCCAGTTATATACATGTCCTGACTGGCTACGGCTGTTGTATCAACTGTGACTACTGTGCTAAATCGTGATGTTTCGGTCACGGTAGCTGTAGTAGTACTGTCTGGTTTTGCAACCAAGGTTCTACCATTGCGCAGTACAGCAGAGTTACTCAATTGAAGAGTTACTCCATCAGTATTAATACCAGCAACTGTGGTTCCACGTGGAATACCTTCACCATAAACATTCCATCCGACGCTTATTCCAACTGTGCCTTGCACCCTAACGTTGCTGTCAGTGAATACAATGGTATTTGCATAAGTTTCTGTTAGTGTTACTCCAGCAGCACCAGCTGATTTAAAAACATATTTTCCACCATTGGTGATATTGGCTCTATTAGATAGTACAATTTTATTGTTGCCGGCAACAGTGCCAATTGTTGTTCCACCAGTGACTCCGGCAGCATATACCAATAGTCCGTTGCTTAATCCTGAGTTATTAACAAGATCAACTACGTTACTGGTGAATGTTGCTGTGTTTGCATAGGTAGTAGTGGCCTCTAGACTGTTCGGACTAGAGATGATTAGTGTAGGAGAAGTTCCTACCGCAGTTCCACCATCAACAACACGAATGTAATCAACATATTTGTATTTTGAAAATATTGCATCAACTTGTGCTTCTTCAGTATTACTTGTTTCAATATTGACCGACGGGTCTGCTATATAGTTAATCCCGCTATAATCTACCACAACATTGGCTACCGTAGTTGGTGACATTATTGCAGTACCAACAGCTTGTGTTGCACCGATGCTTGGAACAGGGCTCGCAAAAGTTATCTGTGGAACAAAATTATAAGCAGGTGATGTAGAATATCCAGTGCCTCCATTTACTAATGTAAATGCACTGATTGTTCCGCTATTTACTGTAAGATCAATTTGAGCTCCACTACCGTTGCCGCCGCCAACAAAAGTAGCAGTTGGTGTTCCTCTGTATCCGCTACCAAAATTTTCAAATGTTATATCTGTGATTGTACCAGTGACGCTGTCTACCGTTACATTAGCTGTTGCTGGAATATCAGGGTTGCCGCCTGCGAATACAACCTGAACATTTTCCACCAACTGCACATCAGACACATAATAGGTTGGAAGTAATTCAGTATTTTGAGATACTAAGTGAATTTGTGTTCTTTCTGCAATAGTAATAAACTCTACTTTGTAAATTTTATTTTTAACATTAGTGTCAGTATCGCCAGCAAAGATTATCCTTGTTCCAGCGGTCAGTGGACGAGTAATATTATTAGGCAGCTGTATAACATAACTTTCTTGTCCCTCTACTTGATTGAATGCATCGGTTACTGTGTAGTCCAAGATGTCAACTGGTGCTTTAGCACGTTGCCCATAGTTATACAAATATAAGTCAGGTTCAAATTCAATAATTGGTCTTGAGCCACGTGTTGCAACTGTTTCTAAAATAGTTGGATCGTTATTATACCCAGCCGCTAAATTAATTAGTTCGCTGTGGAACCAACGATTACTGCGGCTCCAGGCATTCAAGTCTTGGCTTCCACGACTTACAGTTAAGTAGTCTGGGGTAGATAGTTGATCTGCTAATGCATACTCTTCAGGTACCACAAGATTGCCAATGCTAACCAGGCGTATGCTTTTACCAACTCCTTCAACAATGTACACATTGTTGGTATATGCAACTGGAGTTACTGTGTTATCAAATCTAATTTTTAACCCATTGGTAAACTTAACTCCATTGAGACTGGTATAGTTTTTCTTGCCAATGATTTCAATGGTCACATCAATTTGTGCTGCACCTGGTTCAACTAACTTAAATGATCCAGCAAATTCATTGCTTACACCATCTTGATAGTACAGCTCAGTCAACGGAGCAGTGATTGGCCTGATTAGTTCCCAAAATCCTTCAGAGTTTTTTAGATATTCAACTCCAGCATTTTTATTGCCACCTTTGATATAAACTTTTTTGCCTATATCAACTTCTTGCAATGACTCAAATCTAATCAATGAATCGTTAAGTATCCTGATTCTAAAAATTCCGTATCGAAGTGCAGGGTCTAATAAACTTCCTGCTTCAAACGGATATAGGTATTCTGGATCTTGGTCAAATTGATCAAAATCAAATACGCCTTTGTCTGTCCAGTCGTCGTGTTCAACTGTTGGTGTTAAAAAAATCACTGTCCGACCGTTAAGAGCAACCGACGAAGATCCATCAATACCACCTGATTTTTTTATAATTGATAGCAAATGATTTTGCACCTGAGCATAGGTTAGTGTAGTAGCGTAATCAACTTCTGCCACACGCTCTGCAAGACGAGCAGTATCCTGTGCAGTTGATGCCGGGACATTAAAAGTTATTGTACCAAAGTCATCACCGTTATTAGCTACGCCAAACACTGACCTTATTTGAACTTCTGCCGCAGACGAACGAGAGCCAGTGGCGCCCGGTGCTGTTTGTATCCAGAACGGATATCCAAGCTGATTGAGTCTAAATGTATATGTTGTTCCTTTAACCAGGGTAACAATAGGATTTACATCACCGCCATATCCTGTTATGGTATATGCTTGACGGGTGCTATCTCTGACCACAATAAAATCTAAAACACTGATATTGCTATTTGCACTAACTGCAACTTCAGGTGGGCCGTCGGGCAACCAGTAGTATTGATTAAAGTTAACAAACTTATCAAAATCAAACATACCATTGAAATTATAGCTTTCCCCTTGAAATAGGCGGCTATGATCATTTGTCAATCCTCCGTAGTATTTGATTTTTTGCAGTAGGTCAACATAGTTGGAATAGAATAACACTGATTTTGTTGCATCAGTATCTTGTACTATTAAACTTGGCTCAAGTTGATAGTTTTGTCTGTCGGCAGAAGGTTCTTCAACGTACTTGTCGCCTGCACGATAATTAGGAGCAAATTTTCTTCCAATGTATCCGTCGATTCGTTTGAAATCTGGTTCAGAGATCAGCTGATCGACTGTTGCAGCAAGAAATTTTCTGTTTGCGTCAGATTTGAAAATTTCTGGCAGGAAATTGATACTTTTTATTGCAGCCATATATGTTATTCTCTCAATGTCTATCTAGTATTTAAGGTCTTAAAAATCACAGGAGTTGTACAGACGTAATAGCAGAAATTATTTCTACATTATCCACGGTAGCGGCACTGGCAACTATTTCGTCTGGTTCAACATTGATTTGATATAGGTTACCAAATGACAGACCAGTACTGGTCGGAACAATGATGATGCTGGAAATTTTTGGAGTCAGTGAGCTATGCAGATATGCGCTTAACTCGCTGAAAAAGAATGTTTCACCAAAGTCCCAATTGGCAATGTCAAAGTATTTGTTGACAGCAGAAATAACTGCTATTTTTACGTCGTTGTCACTGATCACAACGTTAGGATTTTTTACCACTTTAAATGTAGCACGAAGCACTGGATCTGCTTTTGCACCAAACAATGGTTTAAACCTTGCACTTGAATGTATCAGGCTATCGCTGATGGCTTTGTAATTTTCAAGCTCACCATACTCTAATTGCAGATCTTCGGTTGTGGGAATTGCAGGCTGCACGGTCTTTCCTGATGTATCTTGTATCCAGGCCTGATAATCAGCTGCATACTGTTTGGTCAAAATAAACAGATCGATGATATTATTTGGGCTAGGATCGATTCGACGGTTGGCCGGACTGGTGTGTCTATATTGGAAGTACAAATCTTGTCGACCCGGTAACAACCGATAAAATTCACCGTTTGCCGACGAAGTTAATGTTCTAGTCGGTATACCTTGCACTGTTGCAACAACCAGACTATAAAATAAGTTTTCGCCGTATGCATAAAAAACTTGTCCATTGTCGTACTGATTATAAACCGCAACAATATCTGTTTGTGAAGCAAATGCTGTTTCAACTATGCCATCATTGACAACGCTGTACTGAATATAATTATTGCTGTTATAACTCTTCTCAAAAAATATTTTTTTATTTTGAATATTCACAGCCGGTGCTACAATTTCATCAAATAGATCAGGGTTGTCGGGAACCCCATCTCGGTTACTGTCTGGAAATTGCAATAATATCTTACTGGTATTTTCGTACCCATCTGCATCTATTATCATCCTATAGATGAAATAAATTTTATCATCGTATATTGGACCAGTGCTGTCCGCGGCAGAGTTTGATCTTAGGATTTTAATTTGATCGCTTATTACCTGTGCAGATTTTGGATCGTAGACCCTGGCCTTAGGATCAAAGTAAAACTTTGTTTCTCTTTTGCTTTCAAATATGTAATTTGTTTGGCGATAGTAGATCTTGTATCCAAATGCACCACTAACAAATGTAATTATCCAACTACTGTCTAAACTACTTGCAGTAGTATTACCCGAAGTAGCTTCATTGTATTCAGAATTCACTATGCCATTACCAAGCAATGTACTCAATATTTGTGTTAGTTTTAAATTTTGCGGCTGAATTACTGCCCAGGTTTGATTTAATTGATCAAACCTAAGACCAAAGTTTTTTCTTCCATTCACTAATGTTGCAGTTGTTCTAAGAACATCAATTGGAACAGTGTTATAAAACTTAGGAATAATTTCTTCAATACATGCCCCGTCGGGAATAAAAGTGCTAAGGGTAATAGGACCTTCGACATTGTTTTTTATGATGCCGCCATTTGTACCATCACCGTTTACTTTTACAACAGTGGCATAGATATAGGTACGGTCACCAGTTTTGTTAGGAGCACCGGACTGGATATCGTTTGATTTATCAAAATATTTAGGAGTTGTTAAAATCTCAGCTGATGCCTTAAATTTTATAATTGTACCTTTTTGTATAAATCGCATTGCATTTGATGATGCAGTTCCAGTTTTTAGTGGTGTTGCAAATGTTCCGGTTAATGTTGCCGCATTGTAGTTCACACTGGTTGCAAAAAATCCTGTAGACTGATTGGTCCCTGTTGTGAGCTGGGTCCAGGCTGCATCAAAAATTGTTCCATTGACTGTGATATCTCTTGTGGTGTATCGAGGTAACTTATCGTATATCAGTTGACTGAACGGTACAAAATTATCTATCAATAAAGAATTATTGATCACTTCAGACAGACTACCCACAATGTCACCAGAGGTTGGCGGAATATAGTCTTGCGCTTCGATTGTTTCTTGTTTGTACAAAACTCCGTCTTCGCCAAAGATATTAGTACTAGAGTATTTTCCAGTTACATCAATGGTATCAAGATATCTACTTACGCCACTGCTGTTACGATTAGTGGCTTTGATTTTTAGTATACTGCTAAACTTAGTAAATGGTAGAATATTATAATCTTCTCCAGTTACCATACGGTTCTGTGTATAGTACTGTTGCGGTGCTTTGGTTTTGATCTCTTCTAGGGTTTCCCTAGTGTTGGCATTGTTTACAGTATAGCGTAGGCTTGCTTTGATAGTCAGGGTTTCAGCACGACCATTACGACTTACGTAGGTAATTGGAACTGTTACATTTTGCATTTCTTCAGGATTAATTTTATAGTTAAATCCATTGCTGGTCCTATAGAACAATCTAAATGTACCAATTGGTATGTTTGCAAATGCACCATCACCAAACACTAGATCAATTTGATCATTTGCTCTGGTGTTCACCTGAAAAATATTTCTTTCAACCGCAGTGTTATAGATAACGTTAAACCCTGCCACGTTAGGAACTTCTGACCATTTGTCACTGGGAGTGCCTGCGCTGTCTAGTTTGAACAGCCAAAGGTCTGTGTTATTGATATTGTCAACATTAATAGATACTATCCTGTTAGGAAGACTATCAGACACAGTGAAGTCAATTGTGTTTATATCACCTTGTTTAAAATACACAAACCACCCGGTGTTGTTGCTGTTGTTTCCTAGGTTATCATTACGATACAGGAAATTAAATATTTTACTAGGGTTAGGATCTTTTTCGTATAGATACTCTTGGTTGACGCTGGTAGCAGAAACGATTTCAAAATTCATTGCAGTACCTTCGATGTTCTGCTGGAACTTAAAGGCTGGAATAATGTTAGGTAATAGATTTGCGCTGTACTCTTCGGTCCTAGCACCTGCAATGGTTTTTGTATTGCCTGGCTTACCAACAACTTGACTATCAATCATTGCGCTATTTAAAATAATTGCAAACTGCTCTTGCCAGTTGTCGTTTCCTGAGTCATTCCAAAATATAGAAATATTGCTGAGATTCAGACCATTGCTATCAAATATATTTTCGCTTGAGCTTATGCTGTCAAATTTTAATAGCCCGCTTGCACCAATATTTCTTTTAGGGTTATAGCTGATCAGTCGCGCAAGTTTCAACACACTGTCCCGACGTTCTGCGGTGTCTAGGAAATTTTCACGAGCATTCAAATCAGTGCGAAATGCTAGGCTTTGCCCTAGGAACGCAATTAAATCAATGAGTGCTACATACTCACTGCTCTCTAAAAAATCGTTAAAATCTTCTGGATAGTAGGTGCGCAGATAGTCAATCATGCTTTTGCGCAGAGTTTCAAAGTCGTAGCTTTGAAAATCAGCGTTTTGAAAGCTCTGATAGACTTTTTTCCAGTCTTGCTGTATTAGTAAATTTGTTTGTCTTGTGGTAGCAGCCATGTGAATTTATCCATTTCAATGTATTTATTCACTGGCAAAATATGGTGTTTTAATTGTTGCTGGCGCCGTACACGCCTTGCGATAGTGTGCGGCTATCTCGATCAAAATTAAAGGAAAGTGTGGTAGTTTTATTTTCAACCAAGTACGTTAAAGTAATGGTAATTTGAATACCAGATTGAAATTCATCTAGCTGTATAGTGTCTACTGCAATTCGTGGGTCATATGTAACTATACGTTTTACATCGTTGGTAATGGCCTTGCGCACAGAATCAGTAAACGGTTCAAATAACATACCCCAGATAATAGTGCCAAACTCTGGGTTCATCAACTTTTCACCTTTACGTATGTTAAAGTGATTGAATATATCCTGTTGAACCAATTCAAAGTCTGTCACTTTAAATTTTTTCAACCTGTTGTATGTGCTAAAACCGTTGTACATTGCCATAGTTAGTTATTTATTCGTTATGATTTAGAGGCCAAGACGTCAATTGCGTATCGACCAAGTGCAAAAAAATATGTCCCTGTGAACCCGTTTATGTTCTGGCCACCACCAGTTTCGCGCCAGCGTTTTGCACCTGGATTTTTTTCTGTCCCAACCCCTGTACCTAGTATGTGTGCCACACAAAGCATGCCTGCAATAGTGCATAGATTGTCCATGGATTTTATAGCACCATTATTGTTCATAGTTTCGTAGTGCTTGGTTAATAATCTGTACATGGCTTTTTCCTGGATTCCTGTGCTACTACTCCAGGTTTGCAAATTATCAACTCCATCTAGTCCCGACCATGCTCCGTCTTTTGTGATAGTGGAGCGACCGTATAGAGCATAATAGTCTGATTTCACATAGCCTAGTGATGTTAGAATATCAGCATCAAGTTGATATTTTCCAGCTTGCTGAGCTCCACTAACAAAGGTATAACTAAATCCGCTCACTGCCTTGCCAATCACAGTCATAACTGCTTTTGTGCGCAGCTGGTTTAGTCTTCCTACTCCACCAGGTGGAGCTGGGTTGCTTTCACTGACCAACAGACTTTTTGGTATATCTTTTCCAATATAGAGTCCTTGCGACCTTGCACTTTGTGGACCTGGATCTAGTTGCTCTTCTCCTGACGTTCTATAGCTACCATCAGCAGTTAACACCGGGTATCCAGCACTGTTGCGTACCACATTGCTGGGCACACACTCTTCTTCTTCAAGCAATTGAATAGTTTCGGGCGTTTGATTTACGTTTGCCATTTTATCCTCCAACAGCAGAAGATTCGCTGGTACCACCTTCGCGTTTCCATGGCTCGTGAGTGGGTGCAACTGCAACAATGCTGGATAATTTATTTGTTTGTATTTCCCAAAGTCCTGTAGCTGAATTAAGTGAGGTATCGTTATGCAACAGTTGTGGAATCCGAGTTGGTTTAGCCACTGTGGGAGCAGGACTGGTATTAAGATGTATCTTTCCTCCGCTGAACTGCAACAGTTCTCCTGCCTTGAAACTGCCAACACCAGCAGCTGACAAATTCATAGTACTAGAGGCACCAATTTGCACAGTAGATGCATAGATCTTGGTTAGATCTGTGCTCAGTTGATTAAACACCTTGGTATTGATATCAATCTGTTCTCCTGCATATATCTGCAGTTTTTTTCCAACATGTATATTCATGTTGGTATCAGTATGAAAGTTTATGTCGCCTTGGCTGCGAACGTTAAATCCTTTGGCTGTAAAAATATGCATCTGTCCATTGCCAGCCAACTCTATCCAGCAGGTGCCTTCATTGTTGATGATATGCATGTTGCTGTTGGTATCATCCATGAGTATCTGATGACCTGTTGCTGTGCGGAATCTCATGAGCTGGCTTTTGCCGTAGAAGTCGCCGTCGTCCATGACCATGTGGTGGCCGCCTCGGCGCCCTAGATTAAATAGATCTCCTTCTACAATGTCCCCGGAATCTATTTTTCCCTGTAATGTTTCATTCTCAGCTGTATCATTCAACAGTTTACGGCCCGGACTACTCCACCCAAACACTGCACTTGGTAGATTACGCTGTGCAGAGCTGGTGACCGCGCCACGGGCTGGATCACGATCCACACCTTGTTTGATATATCGTCTGGCCTGCCATTCATGCGGAGGTTTCTTAACCGTCATAAAATCTCCGGTTACATTTTCTCCATCATTTTCATTGAACTCACTCAATGGCCATACGGATTCAGGTGTTAATGATTTTTCAAGATCAGCTGCCAGACTCTCAACATCCATTTTATCTTTTGTGCCACCACCAATTGCAGGAATCATGCCAAACCCAAGTTTGTTCATGGTACATGCAAACCAATAGCCGCGACCAGGATCACCTGAGATAAAAGTCACAAGCACTACGTTTCCAATATCAGGAGGTACTGCAAAAAATCCATAGGTGTGTTGTACATATGTAAAATTATTAAGTTTAACGCCTTTAAGATTATCGGGCTGGTAGGTCATGCCTGCAAAAGGACTTGCATAGCTCACAGTATACCAGTTTGCAGGGTCGTCTTGATCTCCTGCGCCTAGTTCTGGAATCCAAACTTGCAGGCGACCTGCACGAGTGGTGTCTACCACGTTCTTGATCAGGGCCTCATACGGACCTGGATCAATATTGGCATTTGCAGCAGCACTGGGGTCTGCTGACTTTGGAATCTTGCTACTGTATATTCTATCTTGTGCCATGGTGGTCCTTGAATTAGTTGCCTAGTATGATTGCTGATTTTGCTGCTTCGGATGCTTGTTTTGCAGCCAACAATGGAGGAGTATTATTTGCTATTGCCGCTTGATATACAGAAGTATAGTTTGGATTTGATACTACCTGATCTCTAGGTATGTTGGCAGATGCTGCTGGGGTCGGTACTGCTCCCAACTCTTCCAAAGCAGCTTCAGACTTGGCCACAGAATCTTGATATACTTGTCTGGTTCTAGCTGCTTCTGCTTTGGCCTCGTTAACTAACTGTTGTTGCTGTGCCAATCGTTCTGCTGGAACATCGCCGTAACTTATGAACTCGTTCAAACGTTTTTCCTTGCTGAACACCGAGCCCCGTGCTGCGGTCCAGGCGGCATCTGCTGCCTTGCGGTCTTCTTCGGCTTTTTCGTAAGTAACCAACAATGGATCTTTTGTCTCAGATGGAGCTGGTGCTGCAGATACAGGTGCTGGTTCGGCTGCGGTGTTATCTACTGTATCTACTGTACCGGTCGCTACAGTTGGACTGTCTGGTGCTTGATCGCTTATTGCTTCGGTTTCTCCATTTTGCACTACATCTTTAAGTTTATTTGTTTGTGGATCAACATTTTCTTCAACTTCGGCTGCATCTTCTACTTTGCCACGATTTGAATTATCGTCTCCAGCTGCGGTTTTATTTTGTGACATAAGGTCTGTCATTACCTTTGTCTTTTGTGCTTCAACTGAGTTTGATGCGTTGTTACTGTCAACTGCTTTGTACCCTTCATTGTTATTGTTTGCAGACAGTGCAGGAGGCACATCTTTTCGTATGTCTGCGGAACTGTTTCCACTGGATCCATAGTCATTTGGTTGGTCTGGCAATCGTATTAGTTCTAGTGTTTGCTCAAATTTACCTTGTGTAAGAATACTCTCAACAGATATAACTCGGTATATTCCACTGAATGCAGATGTAGTATACCGAGTATCTTGTCTCATGAATCCGGTTTCCTCATCTATGTCTGTTGGTGTTCTCCAGCTCAAGCGAACATGAATTTCGCCGCCGTCCATGGCAATAGAGCCATCTTCGCTGCCAACAGATCCTTGCCCATATGCTGATTCTCCGTCTACATATTCTCGTGCAGCCGGTGTGTAGTATACATCATCTTGTTTGATAAACTGTGGATCGCCTACAATTTTCAAACGCACAGACAATTGATCTGCACCGCCGCCACCGTTCTGTTGGGCCGCAAGACTGGCTGCTGCCACAGCTTTACTATCTTTTTTCGTATTGCCGCCGACAGTGATGTTTGCTTGTTCGCCCACTGCCACCTTCTTAGCTGGAGTAACTGCGCTTTGTGCTGCTTTATCATCGCCTTTGCCGGGAGCCTGTTCATTCAATCGATCTTCTTCTTTACCAGGAGTTGTTGTAACGCTCTGATTCTTGCCTCGGTCCACACTTACGGCTGTGTAGAATGCTGTGTCAAACTCAATTGAAAAATCAATGATGTCATTGTTCTGTCCTGTGTAAAGATACTGATAATCCTTGTGCCAGCCGGTGGGCATTGACTTGGGAGCATTTGGATGTGTTCTATTGTTCACTTTATACGATATCACGTTGTATGTGATATCCATGTACCAACGACTGGTCTGTGTGCAAAACTTTCGCATCTGCACAGACGGAATTATCTTCCACCAAAGTAGGTCTTTGCCTTCTTTACCCAGTTCTTCGGCGTTTTGTTCCACTCCTTTGGTAGGATCGATCACTTGTTTGCGAATGTAATTAGAATTTATCATTACATTGTTAATCACGGTCGTAATGCTGTCTCCGCCCCTGACGTTCCATTTACTGACTTTAAAATCAGGTTGTCCTGTTGGTTTGCCTGCATCAGCCTGTACTGTTTGTGCTCGTTCTTTTTTAACCGTGGGATTTTTTTCTGCCACTTGTGTTTTTTGTTGTGCTTTCTCTTCAACAATTTTTCCACCTTCGCCATTGAATGCTTCAAGGATCGCTTTGTCGAACTTAACACTGATGGTATTAAAGTCTGTGGCATTGTTATTTTTCACAGTGAGTTCTTGCCAAGAATTATATGCTGATGTAAAACTTGCCACAGTGTATCCAGAATCTTCCTCTGAGGGTGCAAGAATACCTTTTTTAGATTTTTCTACATCACTTTCTCTTGTTTGTGCTCCATCTGATTGCGCCGAGGCCGCAGCTTCTGCAGCCTTTGCCTGGCTTTCTTGTCTTTGATTAAAACTGGATTTGACTCGTGCATCAACTGTTGCATCATCTTTAAAGAAGTCTTGAAGGGTACTTGCTTTTACTTCAAAGTTGGCTGGCACGGCTGCTACAGACTCCTGGAACCCTGAATGTGCAAACGGAACTGCTGTGATACTGTACTCTGCACCTTTGATTCCTGCTTTGATTCCCATTGATATCAATTTGATTGGAATGTACTTTCGCTGGCTCACTATGTGTGATCCAATTCCTTCATCGTCGTATCCGTAGAAGTTGATTACCAACAGATAAGGAATTTCAAGATAGTTTTTTCCATCCACTTCATTTAGGCAGGCATCAATCATGCGATCAATCAGCGTGATACCATAAGGTTCTATCAATGTGAAACTCAGCTCAACAGCATTGGTGCCTGCATTGCCTGCTTGACTTCCAATGATAGATGTCATCTTAAAATTATCAAAATAAAAGTCATCCAGGAAGTTATCGTCGCGTTCAAATCCACTGTCTGTGCCACCGTATTTTCCTGCGCTGGCCACAAGAGTATGGCCTGGTTTCCAGTCACCTTTGGGATCTTGTGCCATTGTATTAAAATCATCCTTGGTTAACATGTGCCAGGACAGGCCATATGTATACGACGAGTAAGCATGCAGAGGATTAGGTACCACTACAATCTTAGAGGCGGCGCCTGGAGTAACTTCTTGTTTTTTCTTTTCAGCTGGTACTGCATCTATTGCCCTGAGAATGCTGTTATTGGTTTTGGTAACTGGGTCTTCACCACGATATTCCCCGTTAGGGTCTGGTTCGTCACCGTTAGCGTTTTTAAGTCGCGCAGATTCGGCTGCTGACAGCGGAGCTTCTTGTGTTGTTCCTTGCTGTGCTTCAACTTCACCACCGGCGGTGTCATTTTTATTTTCAGGTGGGGGTGCCTCGGCTGGTTTTTCTTTGGCTTTGTCTTCTTCAGCTTTTTTCTCAGCTGCTATGGCATCATCAAGTTGATACTTTAATGCAGTGAGCTTTTGATTTTCTGCGTTAAATGCTAATCTAGCCTGTTCTCCTGGCCCTGATTTTGCTAATTCTGCTCGTTCGGCTTCGCTACCGTTTTGATAAGCAGGAGAAGCCACCAGGGCTTTTTGAGCGGCCGTAAGTTCTTGCCGCTTCTGTAGCACAACCTGATACTGTGCTTCCCATTGTGCATCTAACTCTTTTGCTGTTGCCATAGCTTAGAGTCCTAGCGCAGTAACAAGAGTTTCTTTTTTAGGAATACTGATCAACACTCCTGGGATAAAATCACCAATTGGGTTTTTGAGCACATTGGGATTTCTGATAGCAAACACCCACCATAATCCTGCGTCACCATAGAGATCATAGGCCAACAGATCAGGCCGATACTTGTACACACGATCAATGGTGTAACTAACATCATCCTGCCGGGCCGGAAAAGATCTAGATTTCAATACATCTAAAAAGTTGCTAAAACGTTCAGTCCTATAGTAAGGACTAGACTTTGCATATTCTACAGCCATTATAAAAATCCTCCTGGGCCTTTTTTAGTTCCCAATGACCAAGCTGTCATTCTTCCTTGCGCATACTTGCTTGTTCCGTACTCTTCGTGTATCCTTTTACGACTATGCACAGGTTGCAGAGTTACACTCAATGTGCTCATGGTAGGAACTCGTGTGCCCGCAAAACTACCAATCAACGGAAGATAGTCTACATCATTGGGCATGGTGTGTGTGAAGTTGGTGACAACACAACTCACATGCGGAAAATAGTAGTCGCCAAATCCATCAAGGAACACAATAGTTGGTGGTTGCCCTGCGTTTGTTTCCTGTCCAAAGAACATGCGAGTACATGCTCTTAGAAAATATACCACAGATAGCACGTACTCGCCTTCACGTTGATTTTGTGCAGTAAACTCGCCTTGGATATTGATTGACGAGACATCCGATCCTTCATAGAAATAACTTTTATAGTTACTGTGTGTCAGTGCTTGTTCTTGATATCTGGCATTATGAGAAACTGTTATTGCCGGAGTATAAGGAAATACTATACCATCAATTTTAGTTTGCTGAATTGGGCCCATCATCCAGGATGATTGTTCTTTATAAAAAAGTTCTGATTTAGGAGGCAAGCTGATTCTCACACGCCAGTCTTCATCTGTGGGTACTCCTGCTGTGCTACGAGCTCCACTGATAATAGTTGGTGAGCCATTCCAGGTTTTAGTAGAATTTTCTCCACCAGAGTTTAATCCAGCATTGTCTAGGCGAGCATTTGATGGATCCATGTTTGCATCAGGCTCCGCAGTGTCAGCATCTTGAGGAACGTCCTGAGTGCCTTGATTAAATGCAACATCTTCTTTGTAGTTAGCAGGTCCATCATTAACAGTCTGATTGTAATCAGAGTTTCCAGCAAGAGAGCCTTCTGCTGCTGGAGTTTCGGCCGGAGTAGCAACTGGTAATTCAACTGGATATGTTTTTGCTTCAACTGGCGGCTCTGTTTTTGGCACCGAGTCTGCGTTTATTTTGTTGTATTCAGCTTTTTGCGTATCACCCGGTTCTTTCGTTGACGTATAAAATGAGCCTTCTGAATTTACATATTTTGGATTTCCAGAGTTTGCATCCACCCCTGCGTATTTGTCAGTTGTGGGATTATTGGTTATAGCGGCTGCTTCGTTTCTGTAGTTTGCTTGTTGCTCCAGCAAGGCGCCGCGCTCGTTACGTATTGCATCTTGCTTTGCAGGATCGCCATCTGCGGCCTGCACCCGCTTGCGCCAGTCAACGAGCTTTGCATCGACTGCGGCTCTGTCAGCTTTTATTTCGTCTAATGAGCGTGCCATAAGTATGTAATCCCCTCTTGCTATTGTAGTATTTATCTGTTAAAATATATGGTAGTTTTATAAAAAGGATCCCTACTCATGAAACATAATTATCTAAACAACAAAGACATCCTTAAAGAGATTCATAAAAGCAAGCTCACCTACTGTTGGTTTGCTGATCCTGTTGAAAGCGATTACGACATTATTGTGAGCGTAAATCCCAAAGGCGTTATTGCCAAAAAAGATGTGCTACAGGGTCGTAAAAATCGAGCCGAACGTTTAGCAAAACTCGCACACGAAGCTGCCATGGCCGAAACTGGTGAAAAGCGCAAGCTGGATGAGTTTGAAATCAAGTATACCAAGATCAGCGAAAACGATGTTGTGTTTCGTGTGATGACCTGGGCACATGTGCCAGTGGACCAGAGCAAGAACAAAAAGCCTGTGCTAGACCACGAAGATATGCCAATCGAAACAGAATACGATGCAGGCACAGAAGAAGCAGTTAAAGCGCCAACCAAGTATGTCAAAGTGAATTTTCCTCCGTTCCAGCACTGGAAAATCAATCCAGAAGGTGAATACAATGTGGTTGGTATCAGCCACTGGAAAGGCGACCCAGCTACTGGTGCATACTGTCGTGAACACGGAACCATGACCAACAAACTGGCTCACATGTTCATGAAGCTGTGTGAACGCTATGCCACTCGTTCAAACTGGCGCGGCTACACCTACAATGACGAAATGCGGTCACAGGCTCTACTACAACTTGCACAGATTGGACTACAATTTGATGAATCAAAATCACAAAATCCCTTTGCTTATTATACTGCTGCTATCACTAATAGTTTTACTCGAGTTCTTAACATCGAGAAACGTAACCAAAATCTTAGAGATGATATCCTAGAGATGAATGGTCTTAACCCAAGTTACACTCGACAGGGCATGAGCTCAGGTGCGCCAAGTAGCTACGAAGAATAGAGCATCTTGGTGGTCGCTATCAGTCAGCTGATAGTTTATACTTGCAAACATGACAAATCTATTCAAGAAGGCCGCGGTCTTAACAGACATACATTTTGGTCTAAAGAGCAACAGCGTAACACACAATGAAGATTGTTTGGCTTTTGTGCAGTGGTTCACTGCCAAGGCCAAAGCAGAAGGTTGTGAGACCTGTATCATGATGGGCGACTGGCACAACAACCGAGCGGCCATCAATATCTTGACTTTAAACTATAGCCTACGGGCCCTGGAGCATCTGAGTGAAAATTTTGATATTGTATATTTTATTCCTGGTAATCATGATTTGTATTACCGCGACAAGCGTGATATACAATCCGCAGCCTGGGCCAAGCACATTCCCAATGTCCAGATAGTCAACGACTGGTTTGAATCTGGCGATGTGGTTATCTGTCCTTGGCTGGTAGGTGATGATCACAAGAAACTACTGAAGAAAAAAGGCAAGTACTGCTTTGGGCACTTTGAACTGCCCGGCTACTACATGAATGCTATGATTGCCATGCCAGACACAGGAGAAGCTCGTAGAGAAGACTTTGTGGGCTTTGAACATGTGTTCTCTGGGCACTTCCACAAGCGTCAAACTGCCAACAACATTACCTATATTGGTAATGCATTTCCGCACAACTATGCAGACAACGGAGATGAAGAACGTGGAATGATGATTCTGGAGTGGGGTGCAGAACCAGAGTTCCATGCATGGCCGGATCAACCCACGTATCGTGTGCTAGGGCTTAGCCAGATTGTTACCAATCCTGAATCGATATTCAAACCCAAGATGCACTCTCGTATCAATATTGACATTGATCTCTCCTATGAAGAAGCCAACTTCATCAAAGAAACATTCATGCAGACCTATAGCCTGCGTGAGCTTAGTTTGATTCCCAACAAGAAAGTCGATGTGAATCAAGAAGTGTCTGGCGAAATTAAATTTGAAAGTATTGACACAATAGTGCAAAATCAAATCAATGCAATTGAGAGTGAACATTTTGATCGTAACCTCTTGCTAGACATCTATAGGAACGTTTAATGTTTAACATCAAAACGCTGACCGTGAAGAATTTCATGAGCGTGGGCAATGCCACGCAGGCAGTTCGCTTTGACCGTAATGATCTTACGCTGGTACTTGGACAGAATCTAGACCTAGGCGGTGATGACACAGGCGCACGTAATGGCACAGGCAAGACCACGATCATCAATGCACTGAGCTTTGCACTTTACGGGCAAGCACTGACCAACATTCGCAAGGACAATCTAATCAACAAGACCAATGCCAAGAGCATGCTAACTACCATTGAGTTTGACAAGGATGGAGTTACCTACAAGATTGAGCGTGGTCGCAAGCCCAACATCATGAAGTTCTATGTGGGTGGCAAAGAACAAGAGATAACCGACGAGAGCCAGGGCGATAGTCGTGAAACACAAGCAGACATTGAGCGCATGCTGGGTATGAGCCACGACATGTTCCGACACATTGTTGCACTCAACACCTATACAGAACCATTCCTTAGTTTAAAAGCCAACGAACAGCGCACAATGATTGAGCAGTTGTTGGGTATCACCCAGCTGAGTGTAAAAGCTGAGAATCTCAAGGAACAGATCAAGGTTTCTAAAGATTCTATCACTCAAGAAGAGTTCCGCATCAAGGCTGTACAGGATGCTAACACTCGCATGAAAGAGCAGGTAGAAAATCTCCTGCGCAGGCAAAGTCTATGGCTTAGGAAAAAAGACGAAGATCTTGTCAAACTCCAGCAGGCCTACGATGAGCTGGCCAAACTTGATATTGAAGCAGAACTATCTGCACATCAAGCACTAACAGGATATCTAGCAAAGACCAAAGAGATCACAGAACTTGTTCGTTGGAAAACTGCATGCGAAACAGCAGAAGCCAAAGAAACAAAAACAATTGAAAAGCTAAAGAAAGAAATTGCTGATCTCAAAGAACACAAGTGCTATGCTTGCGGGCAGGAAATGCATGATGAAAAGCATGAGCAGGTTCTAGCAGAAAAAGAACGAGCACTGCAAGAGGCTGCACTGCAAGCCTTGTCCACGAACACACAATGGCAGGAGCACACAGACAAGCTAACAGCACTGGGCGACCCAGGCACCAGGCCTACTATATTCTACGACAAAGAAAGCGATGCGTTTGAGCACCGTGCAAGCATGAGTCATGTGCTGAGTCAACTGCTTTCACGACAGGACGAAGCAGATCCTTATGTGGAGCAGATTGCTGAAATGCAAACTCAAGCAGAAGCTGACATTGATTACACAGCCATGAACGAGCTGGTGCGCTTGCGTGATCACCAGGATTTCCTGCTAAAACTGCTCACAAGCAAGGACAGTTTTGTACGCAAACGCATTATAGATCAGAATTTAGCCTACCTTAACACACGATTATCGGAGTACTTGGACCGTATTGGACTTCCGCATACAGTGACATTTTTGAACGATCTAACGGTTAATATCACAGAGCTAGGCCGTGAACTAGACTTTGATAATCTCAGCAGGGGCGAAAGAAATAGGCTAATACTGAGCCTAAGCTGGAGTTTCCGCGATGTGTGGGAAAGTTTATATCAGCCCATAAATCTTATGTTTATTGACGAAGTTGTGGACTCCGGGATGGATTCTAGTGGCGTAGAAGCCGCACTGGCTATCCTCAAGCGAATGAGCAGAGACCGCAACAAATCCGTTTGGCTGGTTAGCCACAAAGATGAGCTGATCAGCCGTGTGAACAACGTACTAACTGTGACAAAAGAAAACGGATTTACCTCCTATGGCACAGATGTGGAAATATTATAATATGAAATTTTTTGACTCTGCGCAAAACAGCTAACTACTATGCACATGACATCACCAAGCAAAGCAAAAGGAAACACCTGGGAACGTAAGGTAGCAGATCACCTTACAGCACTCTACGGGCAGAAGTTCCTGCGTGTTCCTGGATCAGGAGCATACATTGGTGGTAGCAATGTGTATCGCAAAGAGACCCTGAATGAAGCACAGGTACGCAGTTTCAAAGGGGATATCATCCCTGGAGAAAGTTTTCCTAAATTCAATGCAGAATGCAAAAGTTATAAAGATTTTCCATTTCATCAACTCTTTCAAGGCTCATGTAAACAACTAGACGAATGGATTGTGCAATGTATGGATGTCGCTGATCAAGGTGACTTCAATATCATATTCATGAAATTCAACCGCAAAGGCATGTTTGTTGCTGTTCAACTATCTGACACCACGTCTCTCTCCCTAAAACACCATATCACTTATACCACAGAAAAATACGGTTCCTGGGCTTTCATGGATTATGAAGCATTCTGGGAATCCAACACCGCAGCGGTCAGAGACCTCTGCAAGTAAACAGAACACTGCTCGCACCGGCCTAGCTCGGGTGCCCTAGACCTGGATCTCGGATCACAGGGACGGAATTCTCTGCGCTGTACAGAGTACTCAATCACTACCCGCAAGGATGTTGACTGGTTAAATGCCCCAGTTTGATTGTTTGAATAGGATTCTAAGGCTGAAAAGACGCAGTAGCGATACTGCACGTTTAGTATGTGTGTTAGCGTATGTATACTAAATCGCCGTTGTTTTAAAGACAGAATGAGCAGGTACCGGACAACCGCCTGTGTTGTTGTTTATAGTTAATTATAGACAATTATAGTTCTAACGCTATGTGGCTGTAAGAACTCAGATGAAGCCAAACTTTGCCCTGTGCGGGCAAAGTGTGACCATAGAATCTAGATGAAACTATTATCGCTTCGCTCTCGTAATAGTTCAATTAAAAAAATGCATGAGCGCAAGCGAAATGCAGATGTCTGAAAGACATCTTATAGTGTTAGAAGAAAGGTAATCCTGAATCCTTAGTAGATTTCATATTATCCTTGATGATCTGATTGATGATTTCTTTTTCTACTTGTCCGAGTAGCATGGCATCTTCGTAGTTTAATCCACCACGCATCCACCACATCATGCGCAGGGCTTCGTCTCTAATGGCTCTTGCCTCTTTGTCCATGCCCTCAATCATGGACTCAATCCCGGCATTGTCTAGTTTCAAGAGCCTGCTACGAAAAAATTTGAATAGTCAAACTCAATGTTCATATCCATTTCTTCATTACAACCGCCACAGCGTGTTTTAACTGGTTGTAGCGCACCTTGACGAGCTATCGTGGTATAGGCTGTCTGGATCTGATTCACTAGAGAGCTGGGAATGTTTTTATAAAACTCCAGGATATAATCCTTGTTCTTGATCTTTTCTTCTGGACTGTCATCCATCACGATGTACTCTGTGCATTCTGCCAACACATCAAAGTTTAGATCAACCAGGCGATCCATTTGCTTGATTGATTCTGCTACACGTTCGTCACCATCTTCTAGGTTGTCCAGGGCTTGTCCAAGTTTTTGTACTTCAAAGTTTGTTTTGTTGACCTTGTTCATGCCGTAGTAGGCCTGCGGACGGAATTTGATAGTAATTCTATTTTCAGTATAGTGTTCGTCAAAGTTTGGTGCTTTGATGGTGTCCAGCATTCCACGCAGGTCCAGTGCATAGGTGTGTGTTTCGGCGCAAAATGGGCATGTGCTTTCAAAATCCATCTTGTGTCCATAACTGGCAATGCGAATAGCAATCAAGGTAGCATCCACATCAGTTGCGGGCATTCTCCAAGCATCCTTGATGTCTGGAATACAGCTCTGGATAACATCAACCATGCCCTGTCCATTGAGCAGTGCATCAGGGGTGCGTAGCACAACCTCGTCCCTGCTGGTCATTGGAAACACAGCGAATTCTCCAGATTCTGGTACATTCATTGTGCCCATGGGCCACCAACGCCCTTGACTAGGCGGCATAAAGTAGATTGCTGGTTGTCTGAATAGCTTGGTCAGTGGATTTTTTGCTACAGACGGCGGTACTGGCATTTGCATAGAATTGCTCATTTTGATCCCCATAAATAATTGATATAGTATTTATGTGAGCAAAATCCATGGCCTTAGAAGATGAATTAAGACGAACTAATGAACGCTTGGACGAATTTATTCGCCAAGCTGGTGGTAGCAGGTCCACCGGTGGCTCTAGTGGCGGAAGTTCTGGTAAAGCCTATACAGAAGCCGAAAGAGCAGCGTCCAGTCTGGCTAACTCTCTAAAAGAAGCAAAGGCATCATTTCAGAATCTACAAAGAACAAGCAAGGATTATGGAACTGTATCTAAACTTAATAATGTAGCACACAATCTATTTGGTAAGAGTACTCTTGAAGCCCATGAGCATATGAATTCGCTTGGCGATGCTATCTACCAACAGCAGACTCTCTATAGAGATGCTAAAAAAGCAGGCAATGAAGAAGTAGCAGGCAAAGCCAGAGCTACACTGATGAATCTGCAGCAACAAAAAGCCAACAATGAAGTAAATGCGCAGTCCGCGAGCGCACTTGGTTCATCTGTTGGTGGATTCATTAGCATTATTGCTGGCTTAGAAAATAGACTGATAGGCATCGAGGCAACATATCAAGCTCAGCTGATGTCGATGGTGTCGCAAGGACAGAGTGGGTTCTCCTTGTTTGGTGCCTCTGTTGAAGCCAACATTGATAAAGTCACTGCTGCCAGCGACGCCATGGCAGACGCAGCCAGCAAAGCAGGCAGTGCGCTTAGTCAGATGGGTGGTGTTATACTACCAATAGTTGGATTTGCACTCAACATAATGGCCGAGCGTGCCAAAGCAGTAAGCGCCGCAAATGCAACACTGGCCAAGCAAGGCATACGAATACTGGTCGAAGAAGGCAACAAGCTGATCAAGACCCATATGGAAATGACCAGCACCGGACTGATATTTGCAAATGGTATGCAAGGCTTGATTAATGCCACTGATGGAACCAAGCTGAGACTAGAAGAAATGACCGCAGTGGTAAAAGAAAATCGAGCGTCTTTTGCTGGCATGGGCATGGGCATGACAGAAGCCACAGAACTAATAGGTGGAGTTGCACGAAAGCTGGCTTCTACAACTGGTAAATTTGCCAATGCTGACAGGCAGTTGCTGGCACTGGGCTACAGCTATCAAGAGCAAGCTGCTCTTGCTGCTGAAACAGCTGAAATGATGAGTCGTGGTGGACAAAAACAAGGTTCTAATGCAGTGGCACAGGCCACTATGGAGATGGCTAAAAATATGGCTTTGGTTGCAGAAGCAACTGGCGAAGACATGAAAGAAAAGAAAAAGAAAATGCAGGCGGAGCAGACGGAGTTTGCTGTTAAAGGCGCCATGGCAAAACTGGCTAGAGATGATCCTGCACGACACAAGCAACTCATAGCCCAGCAGCTGGGCATGACTGATGCACAAAGAAAAGCATCTAACGAGATGTTGGTCTATGGAACAGTAAGAGACAAAGACCTGGCTATCCAAATGGCTCTTAATTCTGGTTTAAGAAAATCAGTAATGGAAAATGATGCTGCATTTAGAAACGGTACTGCCAGCACTTTGCAGGCTGGAAAGACTGCGACAAAGTACGCAAAAGAAACGCAAGATGCAAATATAGAAATGGCGGGCACTGTTGGTAAAGCAGCTCAGGCAGTTGGTAGTTTCAAAGGTGTAGCAAGCAACGCGGCCACTGACATGGATCAGAATCAGAGATTAGCGAATGCTAACTTTGAGAAATCACAAGCAAAGCAAGATAAACTGTTAGATGCAGCAGGCAAACCTACCCAAGCCGGTGATCCGACCGGAGCACTGCTGGACGCTATTGAAGTTGGTGCAACTGCTGCCAAAGAGATGCAGCAAAAAGTTGTTGGAGTCATTGGTGAAATTGCTGCACAGTTGAGGGCTCACTATGATAGCCTTAAAGGTGCATTTGATAAAAGAAACTATACAGGCGCCGGAGCAGGCGGCAGCATGCCACTAAGCATGGAACAGATCCTTGCGCTGATGATAGCGTTACCAATTGTTCGGGGTCTGATGATGGGCGGTTTTACAGCCGCAATGAACAAGGTCAAAACTGGCAGCTGGCTAGGTAAAGTCGCACCTGCAGCCCCTACCGCACCAGCTACAGCAACTACCACTGCTACAAACACAGCCCGCACCACTTCATCAGCAGTAGACCGTGCCAAAGAACTACAAGCAAAAAATCCAGGCATGAGCAGTAAAGATGCTCTAGCAGAAGCTAGGCGCACAGGAGGCTTTAAACAGTTTGCTGAAACAGAAGCAAAAATTGCACAGAATCTAGCCAAGTCAGGTCCTGCAATCACTAATGTTGCAAACGAAGCAGGTGCATTGAGTAAAGGCATGAACTTCATGAAAGGTGGGTTCCAGAAACTAGGAACCAAGATACCTATAATAGGCACAGCCTTAACAGTGGCCATGGCTGGGTTTAGTATCGCAGGGATCGAAGCTAGACAGGCAGCAGGAGAAATATCCGCAGAACAAGCCAGGACCGAAGAAGGTGGTGTAGTAGGTGGAGCAACCGGAGGATTAACAGGAGGTCTTGCAGGTGCAGCCGCCGGGGCAGCAATTGGTTC